GAGTTGTTCGCCACGTCATTCGCAGAGTTACACGAAGTTCATACTTTCAATTCCACGTCACCACTTACGTCACTATGACGTCCGATTTACGTCACCAAGAATTTTCATGAGTGAAGTGAAGGTAGGCTCCACTAAAAAAATAACACCCAAGGCCGAAGGCCATCTCTTCAGTTTATTCATCATCAATGTTTTCAACCAGGTCGACTGTTCCGATTGTGCGGAGCGTGATGTTGTGCAGTTGCACGATGTTGTGTATGTCCGAGATTGCGAACCACCACATAGGTCCTTGTGCGATGCGAGTGTAGCGGCTAAACACGCTCTTGTGAAGCGACAGGTTGTGAGAGAGCCTGTGCGAGTAGTCGATTTCCAGCGTGCGTTGTTCTGGCGAGATGAGGTAGTGCCTGTCGCTGATACCGATCCAGTCTGGACGGATTGGCGATGCCACTGTTGGGTTTTCTGTGCCGAATACCGACATAGATGTAGCTCTGTTAGCGAAGACCTCCTCTCCGCCGCTGCGTGGTTGCACGATGCAGATGCGAACGAGCGCCGTGTCTTCTGTAAGAAGGCGCAGGTAGCCTGTGTATTCCACACGTTTGTGGATGAAGATGTTGTCCATGTCTTTGCGCTGCACTTCGAGCCTGTTCATGATCCAGAACTCGGGCCACATGCCGACGGGTGTGTCTGGCAGTACGTAGCTTGCGGTCGCGAGCATCTTGTTCGTTCAAATTTGTTAAAAAAAATGAAAAATAGGTCTCAATTGCTAATCTGACGTGGCCAATTCGGCGAAAAGTAGATTTTCAAATCTGTGACGTGTTATTATAAAAATAGACCATGGGCGAAGCCCTATTAATAGAAGTGGCGGTATATATTACCCGCCACTTCGATACACTTCGACACAAATTAGAATTGCATAAGACAAACAAAAAGCACTACAGGTGAGATGGAGAGCGAATACGACTGAACGACTTCAAGTGAAGGAGCCTTATTCGCGGAAAGTTAGTTTTCAGACGAAAAAAAAATTAATTTATAAACCAAAAGCGAAGTGCAATTGAAAAATAATAAAAAAAAACGGAAGGACAAAGTACTGGGGAAGAAAAATGCGGAGGTCTGTCAAGTCTCGTGGGGCTCGTAAGGCTCGCTCAGTCATTCAGTGGGCTGAACAAAAGGTTGCTCGTGACGCTGTTGCTGCTGCTGCTCGCGCTGTTGTTGTGGGAGGTGCTCCCAATTATGCACAGCGCGGACTCCAGTTGAGTTCTGGAGAGTTCAAGTCTGTTGATTTGCACGCTGATAATGTTTCTTGCTCAACTACGCCTGGTATTATCCTTCTTAATGGCATGACTGTTGGGTCTTCGATCGAACAGCGTGTTGGCCGCGAGGTCACGATGCGCTCCATTCAGTTCTCATACGTTGTTCGTGCAAACTCTGCTGGTGTTGATCAGCAAGTACGTGTTGCTCTTGTTTACGACAGGCAGACTAATGGAGCTGCACCTGCATTCAACGATGTCTTTGACTTCACAAACGCCACTGCCGCGAGGAAGCTTGAGAATCGGAAGCGTTTCAGGATTCTTTACGATCGCACTTATGTGGTTAACGCTATTGGCGAGGCAGGCTCGCAGGTTGCTCGTCGGTTCTACCGCCGTCTTCGCCATCCAGTTACTTTCAACTCTGGCAACACTGGTCTTGTTTCCGACATCGCTACAGGTTCTTTTTACCTCCTTTTCCTTTCTACTCAGGCTGCTGGTACGAACGCTGCTCTCCTTGACTACAACACTCGCGTCCGCTACACCGACAATTGAACAACAAACTTCTCTCTTTTTTTTCCAAGTGGTTTTTAAGAGAGTGTCTAGAAATTTTCATCTAGTTACATGCTTTACAGTGAGGTGAGAAGTTCATGGATGAGGGGCGTACCAGGAAGGGCTGTGCTGCTCGATGATGTCGTCTCTGACGAAGTGCGTGTCTCCGATTGTGACCATGTCTGCGTCAGCAGGAGCGTCCGCGACAGTGATGTGAGCAGTGGCGCGGCGCAGGCGAGGAGGCTCCTCTTCGTCTGAAGAGACGATGATAGGCGTAGTTGGCCGCGAAGGGACCACTGCAGCTGCGGCTTCATCTAGTGGAGCATCCCGCGCGCGAAGCGCATCATCTGTCTCGATGACTCCAGCTGCTTTGAGCATGGTGAGCCTTTCGTGAAGCGATGCACGCGTCTCGACGTGGATGTAGCGAGGTCCGTCTGGCATTGGAGGCACGCAGACAGGGTTGCCGACGTCAAGGCGGCGACGCAGCGCAGCAATCTCTTCGTCACGAGATCCGTCTTCGTTGCGGTACCAGCGGTCGGGTGTGTAGTTGGATGTGATGAAGACCACTGTGAAGCGAGCTGGAACTAGACCACCTTTGATCTCCAAGCGAAGCGGATACGGGTCCAAGATCTGGAGCATTTTCTGGAGCTGTACTTGTCCCTTGAACTCTTCGAACATGACTGCCCGTTGGCCGGTGTAGCCGTCCCACCACAGCCCGCTGTTTCCCATGTTCACGACGTAGATGTCCGGAAACATGTCATGCACGCTGTACGACTTGCCGATGCCCGTAGGGCCGACGATGGTGATGACGCGAAGCGAGTCGCGGCGGGGAGGAGGAGCGAGCGCAGCGAGCTTGAGGCAGCCGCTTGCGTACTTGAGGAAGACAGCCGGATCGATTGCGCGGATGTCGCCGTTGCGCATGAGACTCTCTGCTGCCTCGACGAGGTCGGTGCGCTCTCCTTGCTTTGGAAGCGTGCCGATCTCCCACGGTCCTTCGAGACGCCCTTCGGCTTTTGTGCAGTACTTCTTGTTCTGCTCTGCGTTGCCTTTCGATGCGAGTAGATGAGCGCGCTCGAAGACCGTGAAGACGACGCCTTCTGCGTTCTTGCTCGTGATTTTGCGGAGCCATGCCATGCGTTGTTGACGAGCGAGATGTATGTAGCCTTGCAGATGAGGCGTTCCTTGCTCACCGCGCTCGAGCTGGTAGACGACGTACTTAACTCCTTCGGGAAGTCCGTCAGGAAACAGGTTCTTCCTCGTCGGGTTGTTCTCGGTGAAGCACCACGCGCGCGAAGGCGCACTCTTCCGTCCAGCAGGTTCGTCCGACATGATGTCTCGCTTTCAAATTTGTTAAAAAAATGAAAAATGTGTCTCAATTGCCCTTAAATAGAGTTGTTCGCCACGTCATTCGCAGAGTTACACGAAGTTCATACTTTCAATTCCACGTCACCACTTACGTCACTATGACGTCCGATTTACGTCACCAAGAATTTTCATGAGTGAAGTGAAG